CCTTGGGGATGGGAGAACTCGGCTTTCACCTCGTCATCCGCATATTTCAGCCAGTGGACCGTTCCTCCGGCTTGTTGGAAACGCGCGAGCATTGCGTCCGCACGAAGGGCTGGTCTTCCTTGAATGATATGGTAGTCACGCGCAACGGACCCTGGGTGGCGTCCTTCTGCCTGCGCAACGGCCATGAGGGCCAACACCTGATCAGCACTCTTAAGGCCAAAGAGGTTAGATTTGGCAATGGCATTCGCCATCCTTTCTTGATCTGTCCACGGGACAATTGCGTTGCTCATTTCATTAACTCCTTTTTTTCTTTGTCGATGAACTCGATTGTCTTTTTCATTCTTGAATTAGACTCTTCCAACTTTTGAATTTTTTTCTCCAAAGTGATTTGCATTTTTAACGATTTTTGCCACTTTCTTAAATAATTATCTGCTTCATCCCTAGCTCTGATTAAATCTCTTCTCAATAAAGAAATGTAATTGTTCATTCCTTCGAAAAGAGTTTCTTTATTTTTGTTTTCCATAACCCCCTCACTTCACGAGAAACCGGCGCGAACCGGCTGTTTCTTTTTCATACTCGGCGTAAAGACCGGGATGGTTCTCTTTGAACGCCTTCGCATCAAAACGCTTTGAACCCTTCGCCGACTTCCAAGTGACCAGCGTTTCGCCAGCCATGTTCATCAACGTGGCGTTCTCGCCCATGAATGACTGAATGGCGAACTGACGCGCCTCGATAGCCTCTTCGAGCTGCTTCGCTTGCATCTTGAACAGCTTCAGCTCGTCCGCGAGACGTTCCATCTGCGCATTCGCGGTGACATAGCCCTCCATCGACCTGGGATAGCGTATGGCGGCTTCTTCTGTGTTTGTGGGTTCCGGTAGCAGCCCAGAGTTTACATAACCCCACCACTGCGCAGCGCGCTGTATGAAAGCTTCCTTCTCGGCGCGTGTGAACTCCAGCTTCCAATAGCGGAACTGCTGGCCGCCAAAGAGAACCGCGAAATAAACGTGATCAACATCGCGGACGACGGCTTCATGTAAGCACTGGACGTAATCGGCTTCTGGGATGCGAATTTCCTCGTCCATCTCAGAATACTTGTTAGCAACCGCTGCATTGAAGTTTTTCACTTCAAGAAGCCCGCCGTCTTCAACCACAAAGTCGAAGTGAGCGCGGAGCCAGGGCTGCGTCGGGCAAATACCAAAGCCATCAAGCGGGCTCGTGGTCAGGCCAGTCATCTCGGTGAAGATGTCGGCGATAGCAGGCTGCATGATGAGCCCCATGCGAACCGCTTCAATGCCTGATAAATCAGGTCGCTCAATTTCGCCACGCTTCTCACGCAAAACATCGTAGAGCTGCCCAGAAACCGCTCTGCGGCTGTCTGTAGCCCACCAGGCTGAAGCCCTTTCCTCTTTGCTGAAACCGTCGCTCATTTCGCGTTCCTCCTGAAATTTTCAATGAGCTGAATTTCTTTGTTGGTTTTCCCAGACATTTCATCCATAGCCACAGCTATATGAAACGCTGACAAAGCCAATTCTTCAGGAGTCCACGGACCTGATTTGGTAAGAGCGGCGTGCATCGCCAACCCAGCAAAAAAACTGCGAGCAGTGAGGCCCGTTGTGCTCACAGCAAGCTCGATAGCGTCAAATCCTTCTAGGATTTCGTCCTTTATCTTGTCGATGAATTGAACATCGTCTTCATTCATTGCCATTGTTGTCCCCTGTTGTCGGATGCGACAAGCCCTAATAGATACCAAAATAATACCTTGTCAATAGGTTTGCATTTTGTTAAACAAATTATTGTTTCAACCAAGGGGACGAGCATGAAAAGACGCACATACATCCTCACCGACGAAATGGTCAGAGACATCGAAGATTTTCGCTTCAAAGAGCGTTTCAAGACGGAGACGGACGCGGTAAAGTATCTACTTGCGAAGGGGTTAGACACATGTGTCAACTTGCCGCATCCAGAAGAAAACTCCGAGGAAGATCAACATGTTGAGTGATTACGAGCGCGAGTTATCCACACATTATGCACAGGTAAGAAAAAGATTAAGGGGGGAGCCACCGAAACGGATTATGGCGATCCCTCCACGTCCTGAACCTGAACCTGAGCCCGTTGTGGAGCCAGAACCTAAACAAGTTCCTGATTTTGTCTTGTATGTGAACGAAAAGCCGTTCGTGCGGACGTTGTTGTTTACCAAGCGGGACTTCGTGGTTGTGGAGAACGATCCCGACGCGATACCCGTCCCGAAAGAGCCGCCGCCGTTGTGCCGCAAGTTTGCGGATGTCCTGCGGGATGTTTCACGGGAAACAGGCGTGTCGTCAAAAGAGATTTTGGGCAAGCGGCGGATGAATTACGTCATGCTGGCGAGGCGGCTTCTCTTGTGGCGAGCGGCGCATGAATGCCCTCATCTGAGCATCGCTGACATTGGACGGCGGGCGGGCGTGGATCACACCACGGTCCTTCATGCTCTGAAGCGTTACTCGGAGATGAATGGCTTGCCCTATCCGTCAGGAAGGGTAAAGTAAAAAAGAAGGCCCGCTTGTCGGGGGACACTGCGGGCCTTCGAAACAACGTCACGGCCAGGTGCACGTTGGGAGGAACCCCTTCTATATACAGGGGGTCCGAACGACGTGCAACCCTATTGATTGAGGATTGCACTATGGACAACAAAATGACGATTGGCGCGGAGGTTGAGCAAATCCTAGAAAAAGGATTGTGGACCGACCATGCGAGGGAGATGCAAGAAGAAGTCAGCCGCGCTCTGGAACGCGCCGGGTTTCTCGTCACCCTTGAATTTTCGACCGCTAAACTTGGCGATAGCAGAAACGGGCGGATCGACATCGTTGCGAGCAAACAAGGGCAAAACGTGGCGATTGAGCTGGATTGCCGAACGCCAAGGTTGAGATCAATCAAAAAATTGAAACTGTTTTCGGGATACCGGATCATCGGATTGCGCGGGATACGGCATCCAATTGTTGACGGGATCGACGGCGTTGTTTGCTTACAAGTGAGGGCCGCATGACTAGATGGTTCCGCTTTTATCAAGAGGCGCTTGACGATCCGAAAGTCCAAAGGCTCGATCCTTTCGATTTCAAATGCTGGGTGAACATGTTGTGCCTGGCTTGCCGCAACGAGGGGAAATTGCCGCCTGTCGCGGACATTTCTTTCGCTCTTAGGCTTTCAGTCAACGACTGTCAGACGGTGCTCGAACGCCTGTCGAACGGGGGGTTGATCGACCGGGCGAGCGGTGGTCCCAACGGTATGCACCACGCCATACACAATTGGGAAAAAAGACAATACAAATCAGACACTTCGACACCCCGCGTGAAACGTTTCAGGGAACGTTCCGAAACCGTTACGGTAACGGCCCCAGAGACAGATACAGAGACAGAGTGTAAAGTCCCCCTAGATAGAGGCCGCACAAGGCGCGGCACTCGTTTGCCAGAGGATTGGGTTCCTAAACAGGACGCTGATTTGACGACTGAGCTGGAGAAGTTCCGCGACTGGGCGAGATCGGCTCCCGGCCAGAAGGGCGTGAAGGCGGACTGGGATGCGACCTGGCGGAACTGGATGCGCCGGGTGCGCGAACAAGGAAACGTGACGGCCTTCCCCGCCAAGCCCAAAGAACGCGATCTGCGAAACGTCCCTGACGCTTTGCTGTCCAATGAGGAATATTGGCGCAAGAGGAAACAGACGGGCCGCCAGACGGGCTAGGGGGCTCGCCTGACGGCCTTGGGCGCGTGGGGAGCTAGTGTGGTAGCTGAGACGGTTCTAAACCCGTCTGGGAGGCTTCCAGAAGCTTTTTCGTCAGCACCATTATAACGTCCCATGTGGTCCAATGTTCGGACGGTTCATTCGGTCGGCCTTGAACGCGACAGAAAGCGTCCCATAAATCGGGACGGGCGAGGTGGCAGGGCTGGAAGGCTTCAAGCTGCATTTTGCTTTTAGCCTTCTCGGCAAGCCTCTTTTCGGCAAGAATGCCAGCGGTCAGGATTTCGTACTCGCGTTGCAGGGCGCGCGTGGAGCGATGCTGGCGCTTCGCCTTGTCGATTTGCAATATGACGGCGTTGCGGCGTTCAGCGAGGGTCATTGGTTTTTCCTTCGGGCTCGAAGTATTTGCAGGATGGGGTCTGGCCGGAAAAAGTCTTTCCTTTTTTGCCGGTAAATTCGGTGTACTTAGCGCAACTGCTACGCGAATAGGACGCGCATTGTTCACACCATGTTTCCGCTGGGCCAGTTTGCGCGAAATACGCCATCCCCGCGTGGGTGCGAAGAACGTGTTCGGGATGGTTTATTCCTGGGTGAATATCTAGTTTCATGGTCAACCCTCCCGATCTGTTACGGCGCGCTTGCGGGAGAGCGAACCTCCGATTTTGCCGGACTCGCTCGCCTTAGACTTGTCGATTGAATAGGTGCGCTTGTCCGCTGGGACGGCTTGCCCACCCATGCGAGCAATCTCTGAGCGGCGATCCGGCGTCATACAAGCGAAGCCCCTGGGCTTTTTGGTTTCCATTGTTGTGCTCCTGATAGATGATGTGAGGTGGACGACGCGCCGGAAAGCGCGCCGCCTGGGTGATGGGGAGAATGGGAAGGACGCGCACTATGCGTCCTCGTCTTCTGTCTCGTCTTCGCCGACGTAGTTTTCTTTGAGATGTTTGGCGATTTCCCACCAGTTTACGTCTGCGAGGAACGCCCTAGCATAATCCAGCGCAAGGCCCTCTTTGGTGTCTTGTTCGATTAGCTCGTTTGCATATTCCTTGATGGCGTCCGAAAGATCGTATTTGTCCAGCTTATGCCAACCCATGTATTTTAGGTCGTCACCCAAAGCATCGAAGACTTCAAGGTTTACGCGCCATGTAGCGTAATTGGTCCAGCCATTATAACGGTTATCGGTCATTGTTCGTCCCTCATTTTGCAG